TAATTTTTGGAAGTTTCTTCCGTAGTGGGCTGCGTAAGAGTTGGCACTTGGTTTCTTTCTTGGTTTCTTTCTTGGTTTGATTGGAGTTCCGAGCACGGCAGACTTTCCGATGTTAACTCCAGCCTCAATCGTACCTTTGACTGCTTTCTTTCCAGCCTTCTTAGCTTCAGCCTTTGCAGTGGAAGCCACACCCGCCATAAAGGCAGCAAGAATAACTTCAGCAAGTGTATCATTAGCCACACTATCCACCTCAGTTATCTGAGGCTGTACTCTGGATCGCTATTGCCATCCAGTCCTTAGTTCCAAGTTTAACTACTCTACAGCGGATTCTTGCTGTCATGTATAGATCATCTGCTGCTGCTTGTGCATCAATTCCACCTACCAGGTAGAGTGTATCATTTACAACCATGAAGGCCTCACTTAGTGCTGAAGGACCAAAGTTGTCAGGGAATAGGTCTTGATGTGCGCTAGACAAGTTTGCACTGTCATCGATATCAATGCGGTTAGATGCTACTAGAGACTGATCGTCTGCACGAACGAATGCAGTTCCGGGGTTCAAATCTGTAAGTTGCATACCTAGAGAAGAGTTACCTGCTGCTACTTGAGCGATTGGTCCACCAAAATCTGAACCAATTTGTAGAATGAAGTCTACTTCTTCAATTGCGATTGCTTGCCCAGTTGCTACATTTACATATGCACCTAGATCTATGCTGCCTTGTACTCTTCCACCAGATGCTAGTCCACTTGGTAGAGTAATCGTTTCGGTTAGGTAGAAACTACCTGTCTTTGCTGTTGCCATGGTGTATTTTCTACACTACTAGGTATTTATATTATTATCAATCCTAATCTTGAACATCTGGGCCGTCACTGGCGGGATTTGGGGCGCAGCCACACATCTAGACCTCCCAACCTAATTCTTTCAGTTACTTATTTATTAAAAGACAAAATGGGACAATCATGGGGGAACTAAAAACCATCATTTCAGCCAATATCCCGGTGTCAATAGCCAGGGATCTAAAGACGAAAACCAAGGGAACCAGGTCACGAGTAATTACCAGGGCTTTGAAGGCATATCTTGCCGATAAAGAAGCGTTCGATATCAGTGACATACACACTAGAACCTTGCTTGCAGTGTTGCATGCAAGAGAAGACACATCCCCACAATTGAAAGCTTTACTTTTAGCGGAGTTGAACGCATGAATAATCAAATTAGCATTGATAAAAATGGTTGGATTAGCCCAGTTTGTCCCAAGTGTGAATGCGTGATGGAGTTCAACTATCATCAATACCTTTGCTTTCCGATTCCGGATTTGAATATGTATTGCCGGTATTGTCATTTTGCTGTTAAGATTACACCAGCAACAACGGATAGGAGCATAAATCGAACACCTAATGACATAACAATATACAATTCACCAGACCCAGAAGATACGGAGGAAGAGTAATGGATGTCTATGTCTTATGCAGACTATGCGATTGCTATTGTTGGTCGCAAGAATGTAGTCAAATCATCACTGAGCATCCAGACACTGATTACTACGAGTGTTTCGATTGTCAACCTCAAACTTCGTAAGTTCGAATTAATCGTTCAATTGTTCTAAGACTCATTGATCTAACCTTTCGAGGATATTCACCCAGAAGAGTCTCTCCTGATTCGAATGAACGCGCCATTAGTTGAAGACCAGCATTGTAACCTCGAAGAAAAGCATCTTGCTCTTTTTTATTCATATAATCACGGTCCATAATTGAAATCTTGGAATGGATATTCATCAGGCAGTGGTTGTTCACGCTCTTGGATAAATTGTTCTCTCTCCATTTCAAATTGTGGAACATCTCGATTATCTTCTTGTATTCGAACTTCTTCAATTTTTGTAGCTGCAGATGTAGCTACAATTGACCTCAACAAATCAATTCGCTTAGGTTTCGAATATCCAATAAAACCCATTGCTTTTCGAATAGAGTTTAATTGGATTCGAATCAGGTTCATTGTGTACTCAACTCGTATGAACGCTTTAATCTCATCATGTAAGGTAAATCATCTTCCTGGACGATATCTGCACCTAATACAAATCTAGTTGCAGGAACATACAAAGTAGAGCCTTCACCAGCCCCACGCACTAATACAATTCTATACACCCAAAGTTTCTGTACTGCTGTAGGTTCTGAAGAACCAAAAGAACCCTGAGTTGCTGGTAGTAATAGATCAGCAAATTGGAACTCGTTTGTTGGAGCGAAGAACCTAGTATTACACATTAGTATCTGCCTCCAATCTTCTTTGGAATCAGGGGATCCTGGGAAATCTCCTCCTATACTATAGAGAATAAAATCATTAGGATCTAATCTTTCCTGGCTAACTACATCATAAACATCTAAACCTTCTACTTGTCCGCTGAAATATGGAAGTCCATCTTGTAGCTGTATTAGTTGAGGAACTAATGTTAAGTCATCTAACTCATACGCGGATAAGTCAAAATAAGTCTCAGCACATACACCATTAGCACCGGCTGTACCTACAGGCTGCCACATTTTATCGCCAGCCCATCCATCAGCAGTTCGTAATCCTTGATAGTTGGAGATTGGCATACTCAATATACGCTGTCCAGTAAGTGCTCTAGTTGATTTCTTTTCTCCCATTACTTCCTCTCCTTTCTAGTTAAATCGTGTGCTTGACTTTGAGTTCGCTTGAAACCGTCTTTTTTCCACGATCCATTCTTCTTCTTGTTAGCAGGTGCTAATTTTTGGAAGTTTCTTCCGTAGTGGGCTGCGTAAGAGTTGGCACTTGGTTTCTTTCTTGGTTTCTTTCTTGGTTTGATTGGAGTTCCGAGCACGGCAGACTTTCCGATGTTAACTCCAGC